GGTGTGTGTTTGAAACCTTCTACTGATTATGGTATCAGTGGAACTACAATTACATTTACATTTGCTCCTGTTAATGCATCAGAAATAATGGTAAGGTATCAACTATAATGGCTAGTAAATCAAAAAATATCGCAGAACTTCTTAATGGTGACGTTACTATTGATGCAACAGACATTGCAAATGATGCTGTCACAACTGCAAAGATTGTTGATGCAAATGTAACAACAGCAAAGATTGCTGATGATGCTGTTACTAGTGCAAAGTTAGATACGAATATTGACATTGCTGGAACACTAGATGTTACTGGTAAATTAACTGCTGATAGTAATTTATTGGTTGGTTCTGGTAGTGCTGTTGGTAATGCAAATGCAAATGAATTAGAACTTACAAATCCTGCTGGTTCGGGAACTGTGGGAATGACAATGAATGTTAATTCTGGTTCTGCTGATACTGGAAACATTTATTGGAGATCAAATGCAACAAATAACGCCATCCAAATTGTTGGCGACCCAATAACTAATTATTTGGCACTTGGAACAAGTGGCAGTACAAGAATGCACATTGACAGTGGTGGCAATACTGGAATAGGTTCTACCACACCATCAACATATGCTACAAATACTAAAGTTTTACAATTAACTACAAATGCTAATAGTGCTGGAGAAGGTGCGTCAATTAGACAGGCGCCATGGACTTCATATCAAGGTAGAGGTTATAAACACTCAGAGGTGTTTGCTCTTTCTAATATTACTTCTAGTACATTAATTTCTCAACTTTCTGGAACTGGTGCAAATGGGTTTAGATGTTTATTTGAATATATTGTAACTGGACACACATCTGGAGTCGCAAACGGCCACTTTTGGGGGAAATATTATTGGGATGGTGGCACAGGAGCTCCAGTTTTGATTCAGGCAGACTATGAAGAAAATGCTACTCTTCAAATAACCTTTGATACTTCAGTATCAAATAGGTTGCAATTATTTTTGGCATCACATAATGGCACAAACGGATTTAATGGTATTGCAGAGGTAACTTATTGGGTGCCGGTTGATTTTGCAAGTAGTAATTATACAACATCTTAGGGAATAGATATGGGTAACGTAAGACATCATTCTGGTATTAAAAATACTGTAGTTGCTGGAGTTTGCACAAACCCTGGCTTGACAACAAGTGGAAATAGATACACATTTAATTTGGATGTGAATGGAACAAACAATCCTGGCATGGCTCAATCTTGGTCAAACAACAGTTACACTTGTTCTACAAGTGGAACTTTTGAATTTCATGCTGCTGGATACACAACCTTTACCCCTGGCTACGGATATGTAAATTTATATAAAAATGGAAGTAACTATGTTGATTTTCATTTTAATCATAATAACACTACATTTCACGAAATGTGGGGGTTTACTACTTTGGTAGAAGCAAATGAGGGTGATGTTTTTGATTGGCGCCGTGGAGGCGGCGGCAGTGGAACTCATGCTAGATTTATGATGAGTATCAAGATGATTAGTGGTATGGAAGGCCCTAACATTCTTTAATTAACAAATAGGAAAATATAAAATGGCTGATTACACATTTACATTGAATGATACTGAAGAAAAATGTATCAATTATCTCTGTCTTGATGCTCAAGAGTTTGTTCAGAATTGGATTAACTTTCGTGTCAATACTGCTAAGGCTGATATCATAAGAAAAAACTTAGAACATTGTAATGCAAATGACATTACAATTGCAACAGGTGAAGATGCTCAAATTGAACAGGCATTTACACTGGGTGTTGTCCAAACAGGTGCAGATAGAGAAGCTGAGTATCAAGCAATGGTCGCTGCTAGAGAAGCAGAATAAATAAGAGTATGATAAACAAAGGTAGAATGATATGAGTAACTATATTGGAGCAGAACCGTCCTACGGAGTATTTGATAAACAAGTACTTACTGGTGATGGTTCGACAACACAATTCAATTTAGACCATCCTGTCGCAACATCTTCGCAGCTGTTGGTTTCTTTGGATGGTGTTATCCAAGAGCCAGATCATTCATATACAGTTTCTAGTTCTACAGGACAGGGAGTTATTAATTTCTCTGAAGCACCAGATGCGGCTGGTAGAGTCTTTATCACATATTTGGGTAGACAACTACTACAGGCATCTGTTACTCAGTCCGAATCTTTCGTTGATATATTCAATGGAGATGGTTCTACTGTTGCGTTTACACTTACAAGAACACCAGTAACCAATGATGCAAGAAACTTCATTGTCTTTGTAGATAATGTTTATCAAAGAGAAGGTTCTTCATATGCATTTACTGTACTTGGACAGACGCTTACATTCACAGGCGCTCCAGCAAGTGGAACAAATAATATTCAAGTTTATCAACTTAATAACATTAACACACTAAATACTATTGCAGATAATACAGTCACTTCTGCAAAAATTCAAGATGGTTCGATTGCACGAGTTGATCTCGCATTTGATCCAGAAGATGATGCAACTGCACTTGCGATTGCTTTAGGATAACAATAGGAAAGAAACATGGCGAACACATTCAAAAATGCGGCCCTTGCTGATGTATCATCTGGTTCATATGATACTCTATACACTGCGCCTGCTGCTACACAAGTTGTTGTTCTTGGACTTGCCATCGCTAATAAAACAACTTCAGCGGTGACAGTTAAGGTTCAATTCACAGATAGTTCTGCGAGTACAACACACCAATTACTAGAGGATGTAAGTATTCCAGCAAATACTACATTGGAAACTCTTGCTGGACAAAAATATATTTTAGAGGCCGCAGACATTCTCAAGGTTCAGGCAGGCACTGGTTCTGCACTTGATGTTGTTTTGGGTATTATGGAAAAAACCTAAGAGGATAGTGTAATATGCCATTTATTGGAAAAAATCCAACCGCTGGTTTTGCTACAATCGTCAAGGATGATTTTACAGCAGACGGTACAACCACAGTATTTACGTTATCAAAACAAGTTGCAACTGTAACTGATATTGCTGTCTATGTAGGTAATGTTCGCCAAGAACCTACAGACGCTTATACAGTTAATGGAACAACTTTGACGATGAGTGTTGCACCAGCAACTGGTGTTAATTTCTATGTTCTTCATATTGCTGGAACAATCGAAAGTTCAGTCGTTCCAGCAGACCTTTCTATTGGAACTGCAAAACTAGTAAACAATGCTGTCACTAGTGCAAAACTAGTAAACAATGCTGTCACTAGTGCAAAACTAGATACGAATATTGATGTGGCAGGAACACTGGATGTTACTGGTGCAACTACACTTGATTCAACACTTGCTGTAGTTGGTAATTCAACTGCAAACTCAATAAATTTAGGTGGTAGAACTCTTGGTGCTGGTGGAACTCCACTAGGTGTTAATTTTAGTTCTGCATCTACAAATGGTATGCAAATTAACGATACTAACTCTGGTAACTTAGGTGGAATGTTGGGTTTCTACTCTGGTTCTGGAACTGGTACTCTTCGTGGAAATATTCAAAATGCAAATAACGCTGGTATCCATGTGTGTGTGGGAACTGGCGGAACAGTTGTCTTTGGTAATAGTGGTTATACAGCTGCTAACGCCCTTGACGATTATGAAGAAGGCACTTTTACGCCGACCCTATATCACACTAGCACTAATGATTCGACATTCAGTTTATCAAATGGACAGTATACTAAGATTGGCAACACAGTAACTTGTCAAATAAGAGTTGATGGTGGAACAAGTGGCACAGCGGGTTCGTTTCTAGTTATTGGTGGTTTGCCGTTTGCAGTGTCGCAAGCACAAGGCAATATGGGTATTGGGATTTGGGGTTCAAACCCCAGCAGCCAAGTTGGAAATATTCACGGTTTTAATCCACCCAGAGTATTTAAGGGCGGTCAAGACGTTACTACTCAAATGTCGTTTTTTACGGCAATGTTGGTTTATAAAACATCGTAATAACCCTATTGGATATAGGGTCGGACAGGTGACAAGTCAAGTCACGATACTAAAATAGGAGAAATAAAATGGCACTTACAGAAAGAACAGAACAGGATAAGATTGAAGTCGTAGGCGAGTTCAAGCATATTCAAGTAAGAACTGCTACAATCATCGAGCGTGATGGTGTAGAAATTTCTCGTTCATTTCACAGACACGTTGTAGCACCAGATGCATCTGCTGACGCAGTTGCCGCTGAAAGTGCAGACGTTCAGGCAATGGTTGCACAGTTTCATACTGACGCAGTGAAAACTGCATACGCAGCACACGTTGCTGCTCAGAACGCAGCTGTTGACGGTGAAGAATAAATATATCTAAAAGGGGATAATTATGCCACTATCGAAAGTTCAGGCACAAGTTATAGAAAATATTGACGGAGGCGGTTCTGATGCTGTTTTCTTTATCAATGATCAGACTATGACAGTAGACTATACTCTTGCTGCTGATAAGAACGGCGTAACTGCTGGGCCTATCACAGTGAATAGTGGTGTCACCCTCACAGTTTCCTCTGGTGCAAGATTGGTGGTAGTATAATGGCTGTAACAATAGACGGAACAACTGGTGTAAGTTTAATCCAAGACGGAGTAGTTCAGACTGCTGATTTGGCATCTACTCTAGACTTGAGTGGCAAGACAGTTACTTATGGTTTGGCCAGTTCTGACTTGCCATCTGGCACTGCAATTCAAGTAGTCAATAGTGCAAGTGGAACAAACTACAATGCAACTGCTGATGCTGGTGGCGCTGCAACTGGACACGCACTACTT